TTCACCCGCGAAAGAAAAGTACGTGTTTATGACCCCACCCGCCAGTGCGCCTATCACCTTCTGTTCATCAGTGCCCTTCAGGTCCTGTGTGACGAACGTCTGTATGGGCATGTGGGCGGTGTTGGTACAATCTGCGATCACGGGCACGAGGTTGAAATCCTCCACCAGATTCTGTGTTGGGTCACCGATGTCGCCATACACCCCTGACTGCTCTGTGAAGAACTGGAAGTGCCATGTGTTGTGTTGGCCCTCGTAGTAGGAGCCAAAATTACAGTTGCCCAGGTTGGGCAGTTCCATTTTCTGTGGAGGTACCTCCCATGTCACGTTGCCCCTCATCTGTAGGATCTGTATCATGGTGTCGAAGTTGCTGTTCTGGTCACGTGCCATGGCCAGGCTGTGCCGGTCGTCGATGACCTCACCGCTGTTGGTATTGAATGGGAACTGCTGTCTGAGGTTGCCGTTGTTGGTGATGTCTACCAGCGTGTGGACTCTGAATTCGTACATGGTTGTGATTATTTAATCGTTAAGAAAGGGCGAACCTAAAAATAGATCCGCCCTTTGGTAATTTAGTCTGCGTGACTAATAGTGATTATTACGCATCACCTCTTTGGTCAAACATACCTACGAACGTACTAGCGTCACCGTTTACATGACCTTCAGGTAATAACGTTCTGATTTTAACGTGAACGTTACCTGCTGAGTCACTAACATCTAGGCTTGCTAAGATGTCTGATTCTAGGTCAGCCTCAGCGTCTGCTACAACAGTGGCATCAACGTCCATGTTGATGTCTCCTGCTGAATCCGCCGCGTTGAACTGTCCCGGTGTACCTTCTACCACGTACTGGTATGAGTCTATAGAGTCATCAGCGTTAATCGCCGCAACCTCTGAAGCATCATTGTCAGTGGCCTTTACCGCTAATCTGTAAGAAGCGCCAAGTAAGGTACCGTTCTTGTTTACAACTTTTGTTGTCTTGTCAAACACTGAGTCCAGTGCTTCTGGCGTTGTAGCAGAAGCCGTTATAGCGTCATCGAAAATAACCTCGATGAAAGTTAAACCCTTACCGTTGAAAGATTGTCTTCTTGTTAGATCTGCTGATCCATTTTGACCACCTGCAGATGCTGTTTGTGAGTATGCCATTTTATTTTCTCCTTAACCTGTTATTATTATACAGGAACCGTTAAAGTTTTTGCAGTTACAGTGTTAGATGAAAAGTCAAAACTATCAACTGTTCCTAACGCCTGTATTGCCGTTTGTAGAGTACCTACTACTACCGAGTCAACACCTTCAGTCATGAAAGTTTGTTCAGTGTCAGAGTTACCTAGTGGTCCAGCTACTAAGATAGTACAAGTTTCTTGAATTGTATTCAAAACCGCTTGTTGAGCCGATAAAGGTCCTGTTTTAGTACTGATGTCTGCTATGTAATCAACAGTAAAGATTTGTACATCTTTACCTACTACGTTTGACGGTACTGTTGTTGCCGCCGGGTTTACTTTTGTTGTCATTTTTTTATTTCCTTATATTATATTATGTTATTAAGCACCAATAGAAGTGTCACCCATGTCTCTGTCGCCAGCTGTTGCAGAACTGATCGTTGCTGTAACTTTGTCTGGAGTACCAGCATTCAGTAATCTGATTGCCGCTTGGATTGCCGCTATTGTTGTAGTTGAGCTTATTGTGTCTAGAGAGTCTCTTCTAACCATGTATGTTTGTTCAGTATCTGAATTAGATAGAACACCATTACCTAGGATGTTAACACCTAGATTTTGGATCGCGTCCATGGATAGTTTGATACCCGCTGTTGCCGCCGATGCGTATGGATGAGTAACCTCACCTGATACGTCGGAGATGTAATCAACTGTGATGAAATCTACTGCAACACCTTCGCCCTCGTGGGCAAGATTAGGTGATATGAAGTTAGATGGTCCACCAGCTGGTAGTGTATTGTCGTATGCCATTTTAAATCCTCCTTGTTTCTGATTATAATGACTATGATCCCGCTCAGGAATCAAGTTGCAAGTATTTATAGGTTATTTTGGTAAATTATGCTGTAATATTACTTTTTAAGCCAAATTTCATCACTTCTAGTGCGTTTCCGGAACCGGTAGCCCAGCTCTCTCAGTATTCGCTTGGACTCCTCAACAATCTTTGGTCTTTTTCTCTCTTTCATCTCGATGTTGATCACGGGATCGTTCTTACTTAAGGTCTCCCCAGCACCGTTCAGCAGTGCTATCTCGAATCCGTCCACGTCTATCTTGATGTAGTCTACGTTGGTCAGTCCAAAACTGTCCAAGGTGCGACATTGTATGTCTCCGTCCCTGGGTGCGGTGTCTCCCACTATTTCATTTAGGTGTGTGGCATTCATGCCCTGGGTCACGGTGTGTGCATGATCACTCAGTCCAAATGGAAACAGTGTGACGTTTGATTCTGTTATGTTTTTATTGAAGCACTCCCTGAAGTTGGGATTGGGTTCGAAGCAGATCACACTGTCGAATCTCTTGGCCAGTTGTCTGGTCCACTGTCCCACGTTGCTACCTATGTCCAGGCACACACGCCATTGTTTGACGTGGGGCATTCCTGACTCCCTCTGTGCTTGTTGTCCATCGCCTGCGTCCTCTAGGAATGTGGGTTTGGTGTGCGATCCATAGAAGACCCAGAAACTATTTTCTGTGGGCACTACAATTCCTTGAATTTTCGTTGTATGTCAGTGTTGGGCAGTTTGGCCTGTAGCAGTTGTTTCAGCTTGACTAGGGTGTGTGCCTTGGTCTTTGTATCCATGTTGGTGTAGTCGGCCACAGCCCTCCTCACGTTCTTGTAGTTGGCATCCGTTATGTTCAGTGCCCTCTCTAGCTGTGTGAGGTTACGGAAATGGTCCTCGAATGATCTGAGGTATCTCCTCACGGCCATCACTGGCAGTGGTTGTCTCTGTCTCATGGCCTGTGCTTGATTTTTGTTCTTCAATTTCTTTGTTATCTCTGGATCACCTGACACTATGGCCAGCATGTTCGCTAGGTCGTTGTGCACCATCCTGACCTGATCAAATGTACCTTTCGCTAGGGTATGGTCTGCATATGTTTTCACGAACGGTTGTGTGTCCTTGTGTTGGCTCATAAGTGCCAGTGCTAGGAAACTGAGGTATATCCTCTCTGTGACTTCTGGGAACGTGAATCTCTCCAAGTCACTATGTCTCCTAATGACCTTGGCTTCAGATACATACTTTAAAAAAGGTGTTAACATACACGTATTTATAGGGCATATGCAACGAAACTTTATTCTCACAGACGTAATGAAGACTGGAGCACACCAGGCCATAGAGGACTTCATTGCCATGCACAGTTTAAAAGATCAGTCCTTTGACATGACCGGCGAGTACTTCACACTGCATAATTACGATCTCGACTCTTATAACCGGAGGTTTGCTATAATCGATGTCAAACATGCTAACATGAGATTGACTAAGAACAAGGAATTCTATGCCGAGTTATATAGAAGGTTATATCTGTTGAAGAGTCAGGGGTTCGTTTTTATAAAGGCCACACCATGGGAGAGTGTACACAACATCGAAACAAATCCAGAATATCCTAACATACAAGACTTTGAGCATGTAAAATGGTCCGGTGGTGTCAGTTGGTTCTGGCACTACATGTACGAGAAACACAAGGACAACAAATACGAGTTTGATCATGCCAACAAACATTACGATTTCCTTTATCTCAACAAACTCACACGTGGACACAGGCAGAGATTGTTTGACAAGGTTGAACCATTGTTGACCAATAGCCTTTACTCTAACTGGGAAAAAGGAATTAAATTGCCACGAGAGTATGAACTTCCGTGGGCACAGGATTATCCACAAACAGGGCTGGACCAGGACATCTATGAAAAGCCCTACAATCATACCAAGTTCAGTTTAGTGTCAGAGACCAACGACACCAACAACGAAGTTTTCATTACAGAAAAGTTATGGAAGGCGATCATGGCCAAACACGTGTTTGTGGTTCATGGCAACTTACTGTACCTACAGAAACTGCGTGAGATGGGGTTTAAAACATTTGGTACCTATTTTGATGAATCTTATGACCTAGAGAGTCATCAGAAGACCCGAATGGAAAAGATACACAAAACCTGTCAAGAACTCCTCAAAATCAATTGGCAGGACATCTACCTGCAGACCAAGGCACTGCGACAGCACAACTATGATACGATGTTTAATAAGGAAAAGTTAAGTTTGGAAATCAACAAGACGTTGAATCTATTTCTTGAATTTGCTGACAGCCGTTAAGTTACGTCTACTGAATCCCAACCTATCAACCAGTTTTACAGCATTGCCTGTCTTGTCAACAGCGACGAACCCTTCAGGTTCTGTCACTTGCAATCCGTTGTCCGTCTGTGAGAATGATCCTATCGCCATCGCTTGATTCATCTTCTTAAGGATAAAGCCTTTCATCTGCTGTACTGCCTTGTAGAAAGTCAGCATGGCCTGTAAAGGTTTCTTGGCCTTGCTCAGGAACACGGGCATCTGTTTCATCTTGTCTTGTCTCAGTTGTAAGGCCTTCTGTGCCTTCAGTCCTGACATCTGTTGTTGCATTCTGTCTGTGTAGAACTTTCTAAATCCTAACAGGAACTGATTGACGTTGGTGGGCAACTCGCCCTGTTTGACCATTGCATTTATGTACATCTGGAACATGGGCACGAAATCTGTGTTCTGTCCCAACACACTTGATAAATCCCTCGGCACACTGTTCAACAGTGTTTCCAATTTGTCAATGCTGTTGTAGAATTGTTGTGACTCATCTGCCGTGAACTTGGCACTGCCCGACACGTCCTTGTAAGATGCGTTGTCAAAGAACACATCCGGACTCTGTGCGAACGAGCTGACGTCTGCTCCACCCTGTGCGTTCATTGTTGCCAACGAGTCTCCTGCGTATGTCGTGTGGAATATGATTCCCAACTTGGCCCTGTCTATCTGTTTGGCTAGTTCGCCGTCTTCGGGAACTGCATACGTTATCGTGTTGGGTGTGAAAGTCAGGTGAGGTTTACCGTCTATGTTCTTCCTCGTGATGCCCTCATCCGTGTACAACAGGTCTCCCTGCACAACACCCTGTATGTTTAATTTTTTAAGATGCACGAGACACTTCAAC